AGTTGTTTCAGCTAATACTAATCCACCTTTAGTTGTTTCTTTCATTTTGAAAGGTAAAACTAAAAGTCTCCATCCAGTTGGTTTTGGTAATTTTGGTTCTTCTTTTGTAGGTTCTACACCAACGAGTTTATTGTTTGGTGTTAATATCGATGACTGTTCCTTTTTCATTTTGCTCCTTATCGTTTAGCAGGTTAGAGAGTTCCTGTCTTGTTGCCTCTAGGGCATTTATTTGTCCTATTATATACTGATATTTTTCCATAGTGTCAATACCTCCGGATGTGACTGTTACGGATAACGCTTCAGTTCTAGTGCTTATATATCTAAGTAGTCTTTTTATGACGTTTTCTAATTGCATCTTTGCCTTTCTTTGCAATAGAAGCAACTTGACTTTTACCCATCACTTTAGCTCTTTGCTCCATTACAGTTAGTATTTGTATTTTTCTTGCAAACGGTTTTTTTACACGTTTGACTTTTGCAACAGTTGCTCTCGCATCTGATGGTGTTGCAAATTTTATTTTAACAGTATCTCGTGGATTTTCGTCTGTGTAAAGTCTTCTACCAGAGCCTTTAGGTTTTTTACCTGTGCCTTTTTTAGGATCAGCCATTTAACATTTCCATCTTCTACGAGCCTGTCTTAGTCTTGAATTAGGATCTTTCGCAGCTTTTGGAAACTTTTTCATCTGTCCTGCACTTCTAGCGCAGAATGATTTACGTCTTTTAGCAGCTTTAGATCCTGGTTTGACTTTGCCAGTGACCGCTGTTTTTAATTTAGATCCAGGGTTTTCACGTCTGTATCTTGCAACTCCAGCCTTGGTCATACCTGCACCAGACTTAGTTGATCTAAAATATTTTTTAGTTTTTGGTGGTTGTTTATCCTGTCTTCTCATTACGCTTTTTTCTTTTTAGCAAATGTTGCAGCTCTTGATGGTGTTGGACCTGTATTAGCTACAGCCTGTTTTCTTCTTACGGCACCCGCACGCTGCCCTTTGCTCATCGCTCTTGCTTTTGCAATAGGCACGCATTTTGGATAATTTTTTCTTTTTTCTCCACCACTTCTTCCACATTTCGGGAAGGAACCATCTTTTCGCTTGTTCGCAATATCTACCCAGTTTTGTTTGACCCATTCTCTAAGTCCTCCACCTTTTGAATAATAGGTCCTCACTAGACCATCCTAGTTTTTTTCTTTTTTTCTTTCATGATAGCGCCACAACCTCTAGCTACTTTACCACCGTTACTATAAAAACCTCTGTCCATCATCATTCCACCACCCATAGCTTTTTTTCTTTTCTTCTTGCCACCTGGTGTGACTTTACCTGAACATACTGCTGATGCGTACATGTTAGCATATGCTGACGGGTACACTTTAAATTTTCGCTTCGCTGCAGCCTTACCTCTTGGACACAATTTAGCCATTATATTACCTTCTTTTTAGATTTTTTATTTTTAGCTGCTGCTATAAATTTTGCTTTTGGATCTGCTGCGGTTACTTTTGGATTATTATCTAAACCATATTTAACACTTTGCATTCCTAAATCTCCACCACCTTTAAGACCTACTCTACCACCTTTAGCTTTTCTTTCTTTTAAAAGACCTTTGTATTTTTTTTTAACATCCTGTCCTGGCTCAATAGCGTGATAACTTTTACTATGTTTAAATTGAAAAGCTTTTCCAGTATCAACCATTTTTTTTCTTTCCTGTTGAGCTTCCTTCATCATTTTTTTACCAGCTTTAAGTTTATCTTCTGCTTTACCTAAAGCAGTATATCTTTTTCTATACTCTTCAGTTTTAGTTTGTTTAACTGTTTTTTTTAAATTTGGTTTTACTCCAGTAATAACTCCAGTTTTATCTTTTACAAACTCAAATGCTTTTTTACCTGGTTTTACAAAACTAAACACGCCCATTATTTTTTTCCTCCGTTTTTAAAAATCTGTGTTCCCTTTATACCATATATACTCGCGACGACAAGGATCCACAAATTTGTGAACCATGACGGCAGCTGTTGGAACTGTTCAAAGAACTCTTTTATCTTTGCAGCCGCACCCGGATCGTCCGAGAAGACCCCCCAGGCAATCACTAGTATCGGGAGCGTGAGAACGACCAACACGAACTCGTCTTTCCAGTCCGATTGTCTAGCTTCTAACAATTTGCCCTGGTATTCGCTCTCCCCACGGGCCATTTTAGAGGCATGCATGTGCTGTGCGTCAGCCATCGCCATCTTTGTTTCTTGTTTTTTCTTATAGATGTGCGTTGCCGCGTTTAAGCCTAATTTTAATGCGCTAAACCAAACCATTACACTACAATTGCAGTTTTTTTCTTGTCTGCTAGCATTCTTTTTCTGCCTCTTACTGCAACCTGTTCAGGTTTTACAATATAATTAAAAGCTCCATTAGAAACTGTAGCAGATCTAGGATCTTTTTCTAATTTTGGCTCTGGCACGTTAACTATTTTTTGTTTTTTATAGTTCATCATAGCTTTTTGCTCCTTTTTTTATTAATTATCGTCTATCATAACTTGTGCTTGTTGTACACCAGTCTTTGCAAGGCTCACACCTGCTCTTAATTTAGCTAAATCTTCGTTTTGCTCCATTTTATCTTCTGCAATATCACCTTGTTGCATTAATCTTGCTTTTGCAAGGTCAATTTGTGCTTTATCATTGTCTTTTTTACGCTCATTTTCCATTGCACGTAGGTCAACTTCTCTAGATTTTAGTTTTAACAACGGATCAGAGTCAAATTGTGACGTAATTTTCTTCTCTTCGTTCATAAATTCTTCTGTCATCTCTGCTATCAACACAGCTTTTCTTGCTTCTACTTGATTTGTTAGCATTTGTAGCTGTTGTTGTACTTGTGGATTCATTGCTGCTTGTTGTTGTAGCATCATCATCTGCTGCATTTGCTCTCTAAACTCTAATTGTACTTGCTCTTGTGCCATAATTGATATGTGCTCAAGAATATTTTTTTGAATTGCAGCCATAACCACAGGATTATTTCTAACCATGTTAGTTGACATAAAATTTAAATGAGCAGTAATGTGTGCTCTGTGATCTTGACCAGGAAAAGCTTGAAAAGGTTTACCAGCTAACGCATTTATGTGCTCCATACTTGGATCCATAGGTGCATTTGGTGCTGGTGGTGGTAAAACTGCATCTACATTTTTAACACCAATTGCTTCGTACATGTTTCTGTACACTTGATACAAGTTATGTATTTGTGGTTGTGATGTTGCAAGTTGTAGCTGTGTTTGTGCAAGTGTAATTCTCTGACTCATAGAAAATATATTTGGATCTGCAACAGGTACAACATCTACTCTTTGATCAAAATCTGCTTGTTTAATATTTCTTTGTCCACCAACAACATCGTATGGATATTCTGGTGGTAAATATTGTGCAACTACTTTTGCTAAAATTCTAAACTCATCTTTCATGGCTGCATAACATCTTTTATGTATTGCGCTCATGACTCTTGAACCTCTTTCTAACAATGCAATTGTAGTTCCTACAGCAGCATTTTGTTTTGTTTCACCAACCTGCATATCAGCTATTGCTGCAAATCTTTGACCTGCTTGCACAACAACACCTAATAGTTGTAATAATGTTGGTGATGGTTCTTTATAGGGTAATGGAAAAAATGCATCTCTTAAAGATCCACCTGGTGCATCTACATCTTTAAATTCACCTGGTTGTATTGGTGATGCTTCGTCTCTAACTCTTACACCTCTTTGTTTAAATCCTGCAGGTAAGTTTGCTAATGTTCCTGCGTCAAGCAATTGACGGAGAGCCGTTGTTGCTGTACGGCTCAATCCGCCAATCATGTGAATGAGTCCAAAGCCATAAAATCCAAGTCCTGGCAGAAATTTGAAGTGGACAAAATATTGAATTTTATTTTTCTTTAGATCATCGGGCGCATAGTTCCTTCTAATAGAAAGAACTGTTCGGCTACCTTCTTCGACTGTTACGATGTAAGGTAATTTTATTCCAGTAGGTCCTTCAGAGTTTACATCTTCGAACCCCTCTAAATCTAAATTAACGTGACACTCTAACAAAGTATAAACTGATTCTTGTTTACCAGTTTTTTTAGTGCCATCTAATTCTCTTTCTTTTTTTTCTAATTCGTTTCTTTCAACATTAGACGGTGGTGCTAATTCTACATCTCTATAAAAACCACTGACTTGTTGTTTTCTTAATTCGTTTTCTGACATTTTAACTGTATGTATAACAGCCTCTGCATCTTCAATTGATGTTGCAGTATAAGGCACAACCAATTCGTCTGCTGGTACAAATTTAGATACAGCTCTACCTAGTGGAACATCATAGTAAACTTTTTTAAATGTAGATCCTGCGAGAGGTAAATGAAATAACATAGAGTCAAACTCTTCTTCGTATTCTTTCATTTGATCCATCACAAGATAGTTCATAAAATCTTTTACACGTTGTGCTTGTTGTTCTGTTGCAGGATTTTTAACACCTATAATTTGTGTTCTTACTGGTCCATCACTTGGTAATAATTCTTTATATGCTTGTGCTTGAAACTGTGTAACAGCTTCTGCTAACACTGGGTGAGTTGCACCACTTGCTCCTTGAAACGGCTCTGTTCTATTTTCGTATTTAAATCCTAAAAGGTCTAAACCTTGTTTATATGAATTTTCCCAATCTTTTCTTGATGCTTTATAGTCCATGTAGTTTTGAACCATTTCATTACCAATGGGATCTAAAATATCATCAGGTAAAATATCTGCTAAATTATCAAAGTGGTTTTCTGTTCCAGGTATATTTATAGCTCCCGGTTCAAAATCTATTGTTGCGCCGCCGTCTTCTTCTGGAATGACCTCTACGGGTCCTTTTTCTGGTGTTTCTTCCTGAACATTAACTTCTTGTAATTCCTCTTCAGAAGGAATTTTTATTTCAGTTCTAGTGTTCGGGAGTCCCTTATCGATTTCTGCCATTTATACTCCTATGTGTTAGTACCACGTTTCATTAATGATGACAACCCCCGTGAATTAGGGCCTGCTTCTGGTGGTGGACCTGAGTCTACACCAGCTAATTTTGCTATACCACCTCCTGCTAAATTAGCTACCCCACCGGCATCAGCTATGTTTTTAAACTGTTTACTGATTATTGCATCTTGTACACTTTTATTAAAAAGGTCTCTTAACTCATCATAAGCTACATCTTCATTGTATCTCATTTCTCCCTCTCCAGGTTTTTTTTGTTGCATACCAAGACCTAAAGTGTAGGGACTGTATACACCTTCTCCAGCCAAAAATGCATCTATTTCCTCGTTACTTAAATCTTTACTCGCTAATTCATCTGCATACAAAGCATCCATTTGTTTTTGTCTCTCTTTTAATCTCTGTTTATCAGCCTCTTTACTCTGAGCCATGAGTGGTACACCAAAAATAGTTTTACCCTTTCTTTCACCACGTTTTGCCATCGCAAACTCTAATCCTCTTTGACGATTAAAAGGTGTATCTTCTAACATAATTTTTGTGCCATCTGGCATTTCTCTTTCTAATAATTCTTTTTTAATTTCTTCTTGTTTATCTACTTGTAACTCAGGACCTAAAATATATTTATTTGTTAATGAATCAGCAAAAGCTTGTTTAACAGGAACACCTTTATCCATTGTATCGTAAAGAGATAAACCCACATCCAAAGCAATTTCACTCGCTATTGCAATGGGGCCTAAAGCACCTTTTATTAATCTACCTGCTGTAGAAACTTTATTACCAAATTTAAGCATTTTAGCTTTTGCTGCAGCATCTCCAGCATTTGATTTTACAATTAATTCATTTAAAGATTTTTCATATGCTTTTGGATTCATACAATTGATACCAGTAGAAAGTCGACACTTAATTCCTAATTCTTTCATAAAAGGCACAAGACCTTTTACATTGAAGTTTGGAGAACGCACGGCTTCCTCAACCGCTTTTTCTATTTGTTTAAATTGACCTATAGGTGTTTTAGAACCTGCTCCATACAACTTACCATCTCCACTTCTAACATATATATTATTATTTTTTAATAATTGAACATCTTCTGGTAATATATTATTTGCTCTAATTCTTTTTTCTGCTTCTACTATTTTTTTATTTATTGTTTGTGTTGTTAAAGATAAATCATTAGTTGCACTTCCAAAGGCTACACCTGAATTGTGGTGTTTAACGATAGCATTTTTTAAATTTTCTGCAGAAGTGGCTTCGGTTCCAGCTAAATAATTAATTAAATCATTTAATCTAATTTTATCTGTAAACCCTTTTTCTTTTAATAAACCAGTTATAACTTCATTTGGTTGATTAAAACTTTTTTTTGATATGTCTACTAATTTTTGATTTAATTTCCAAT